ATTATTCTTATACGGAATTGGATGATCTCCCCGAGGGATGGCGCATAGCCTTTGGAGAAGAAATCTGTAAAGAGATTAACGATTTACTTAAAAAGGTTAATTACGAAAATGAATATCGTATTTTACAGATAAAAGAAAAATATGGAAGTCTGCGCTGGTATGATGATGGTGTTCCTAAAGAAATCAGTAAGGACTTGTATAGTGTTATAGCAAAATACGAACGGATTTCTGCGCGAACCTGTATTAATTGTGGCGCGCCCGCCACGAAAATTTCGACTGGTTATATTCTTCCTTTTTGTGAAGAGTGTGCGAAAAAGTATAAAGCTAATTATGTGGATATAAATGAAGAGTTGGAAGAGGATGAGGATGAATGAGTTATGGCATAGATGATATTAAGTCTCTTTCTTTCAAGGAGGGAGTTAGAACTCGTATCCAAATGTATCTTGGAAGTGCGGATAACGAAGGTGCTTATCAAGCATTAAAGGAAATCATAAATAATGCGACAGATGAGGCATTGGTTGGTTATGGCACTCAAATCGACATTTGCGTAGATGAAGAGAAGAATAGCGTTGAGGTCCAAGACTACGGGCGCGGCGTCCCATTTGGAATTCGAGAAGACGGAGAAAACGTCTTAGTCTCTATCTATTCAAAGTCGCATACTGGTGGAAAGTTCAAAGAAGGAGCATATAAAAATGTGTCGGGCCTCAACGGTATTGGGGCTAAATGTGTGTGTTTAAGTTCTCTTGATTTTATGGTCGAGAGTTGCCGTGATGGCAGGTGCGCCCGCGCTACTTTTGCAAAGGGTGAGCTTACTAGTTATAAAGAATTTAATACTGATCATAAGAATGGTACGCTCATTCATTTTACTCCCGACCCCGAAGTCTTTAAAGATGAAAAAATTCAATATTCCTACGAAAGAATTTGTAACGATATTAAAAATATTAGTTACCTATATACTGGCATTACTTTTAATATCTATAATTTAAACACTGGTAAGAAAAGCACTTATTGTGCAAAGAATGGTATTGCTGATTTTGTAAAAGAGAATGTAAAAAATCCCCTCCATTCCCACATCATGACTGGCACGGCCGAGGATGAGACGGATAAAGTTGAAATTGCTTTCCAGTGGGGTGACTGCAAGGAAAGTGAATACGTATTTACTAACGGTCTTCGCTGTCCTGAGGGTGGGTCTCCCGTCACCGGCGCAAGAGCAGCCATTACGCGAACTTTTAATTCGTTGTCGGGACAGAAATTTGATGGTGATAGTATACGTAGTGGCCTATTCTATGTTATTAATTGCTCTGTTGCGCAACCTTCTTTCGCTAACCAGACTAAGTCAAAGATTAATAACGCGAATCTGAGGACGTTAGCTTCAAATGCATTTAGTGAAGCTTTGAAGCAGATGAAGCTAAAGTATAGGGATGAATTTGATACTATTGTTGAAATGCTAAAAAAGATCGCTAAGGCTGAGGCTGCGGCGGAAAAGGCGCGTCAGCAAGTATTAAATGCAGCTAAAGAAGTCGAGAAGAATCAGAAGAAGAAAGTCTTTGCATCTGATAAACTAAAAGACGCAGAATTTCTCGGAGAAAATTCTACTCTTCTAATCGTAGAGGGCGATAGTGCTATGGGTGGTATGGCTCAGGCGCGAGATTATACCAAGTATGGACTTTTAGCTATCAGAGGAAAAATTATAAACTGTCTATCTAATCCAGAAGAAAAAATTTTTGAGAATGAAGAGATTAAACTTCTGTTGAGCGCAATGAATATAGTGCCTGGGAAGTATAACGCACAGAAGCTTCGTTATGGACGAATTGGGATCTGTACTGATGCAGATAGTGACGGCGCGCACATCGGTCTTTTAATTATGGCTGCGTTACAATATCTTGCACCTGAATTTATAAAGGAAGGGCGATTATGCTGGCTTAGATCTCCTCTTTATATTGTAGAGGAGAAAGGAAAGGAAAGCTATTATTTTACGGATGAAGAATTCAATAAAGTCAGAAGTAAAGTAAAAGGTGATGTGACCCGCGCGAAAGGCTTAGGTGAACTTCCCGCAGAAACGGCGCGAGCCTCTATGTTTACTTCAGAGTATCAAAGAATGGATGTAATGGAGTGGAATGAGGCTGCGGCGAATCTACTTTATGAGCTGATGGGTGAGGACGTTGAGCCGAGAAGAGAATTTATAATGAGTAATATTGATTTCAGTACAATTAGAGAATAATTTTACTTTTCTTTAAAATTATTATATAATAATATTAAAAGTAGGAAAGATAAAAAACTCACTCATGTAGTTTTAGAGGAAGCGGATTAAATGAAATTTATAGTAAACGAATTGCCAAAAGATAAATATGACTGTTATTTTTCTGAATGGAAGTCATTTCCTCCAATTATAGAAAAAACTGGAGAGTATGTTTGTAATCTAACTAAAAAAAGAATGTAACTTAGCATACGGTTGCACTGAGTGTGGAGGATTGAAGATAAATGAATAATCTAGAACAAACAATAAATGATAGCTTTATTCAATACGCCGGCGCGGTTTTACAGAATCGAGCCCTTATTGACGTGCGCGATGGATTAAAGCCCTCTGCTCGCCAAATCTTCTACTCAATGCTTCTTCATAAACTTACAAGTAAAAATCCTCATAAAAAGACCATGAACGCTGTTGGTATGGCTATGGCAGACTTCTATATCCACGGTGACTCCAGTTGTGAAGGCGTCATAATGCGCGCAGGACAGCCTTTTGCGATGCGCTATCCTCTTGTAGATGTAAAGGGCAATGCTGGTTCTCTTATTGCAAGTGGGAATTGGGCTGCGCCTCGTTATACAGAATCTCGTCTTTCTAAACTGATGGACGTGATGTTTGACGACATTGATAAGAATACAATTTCTGAATGGCGCGACTCTTATGACAACACCAAACAATACCCCGCGGTTCTTCCTACAAAAGGTTTTTACAATATTGTAAATGGATCTACAGGTATTGGTGTGGGTATGGCCTGCTCTGTTCCACAATATAACTTAAGGGAACTGAATGAGGCTCTCGCGCGACTTCTCTTAAATCCGGATTGTGATTTTGAAGAAATTTATTGTGCGCCCGACTTCGCGACTGGAGCGATTCTTTATAATGAGTCAGAAGTTAAAGAGTCTATGAAGAATGGGCAGGGTTTTGCTTGTAAGCTTCGCAGCGTGGTTGAGTTCGATCAGAATGAGCGTTGTTTTGTGGTGACAGAAATTCCTTATGGGGTCTACACTAATACAATTTGTGGAGAACTGGAAGAAATTATAAATGGAGAATCAAATCCTGGGATTGAGCGTTTTAATGATCTGACCGGTAAAACTCCTCTTATAAAGATCTATCTTACAAAGCGCGCTAACCCCGATAAAATCCTAAAATTCCTTTATAAAGAGACTTCTCTCCAGTCTTATTTTGGTATTAACTTTACAATGTTGGATAATGGGCGCTTTCCTCGTCTTTTTACTTGGAAAGAAATGCTCCAAGCGCACATCGACCATGAAAAGGAAGTTTATCGTAGAGGATTTGAATTTGATCTGCGAAAAATTGAAGATAGAATTCATATAATTGATGGACTTTTGATCTGCCTCGCGCGCATTGAAGAAGTTGTACAGACGATTAAAGAATCTGCGTCTACTGCGACCGCCTCTACTGCTTTGCAGTCGAACTTTCTATTAGATGCGGCGCAGGCTAAGGCAGTCCTGGACATGAGACTTTCTCGTTTGGCGCACCTTGAAGTAAAGAAACTAGAGGATGAAAAGGAGCAACTAACAAAAGAAGCAAATCGTATTTCTTCTATTCTCAACGATGAAGACCTATTTAACCAACAACTTATTAATGGCTGGGAAGAGGTCTCGCGCAAGTTTGGAGATGCTCGTCGAACGAAAATTATCCAGCTTAATGAGGAAGGTTCTGAGCCTATCGAAGAGAAACAGCTTTCTCTTACCTTTACCAATAAAGGCGCGGTTTATGTTACAGAAACTTCAACTCTTTATGCTCAAAAAAGAAATGGGGTCGGCGCCAAGTTCAAACTCGAATACGAAGAGAACGTTATTGATAACATCATCGGAAAAAACACAGATATAATTCTCTTCTTCACTACTCACGGAAATTTCTACCATATGAAAATGGGAGACTTCCAAATTGGAGAGAAGCAATACCTCTCAAATTTCGTATCAATCTTCCCCTATGAACGAATTGTCGCAGCTTCACTAATTCGTCCAAAAGACTACATTATCTTCGTAACTAAACATGGCATTATTAAAAAGTCTGATTTTGCGGA